AGAACTACCGAAGAACAGGCGAGGATTAATCGTGGCAGAAGTAACAATGGAAAGACTACTCAAGTGGAAGATACTGCCCCGCTTGATGATGATTATGATGTCAATATCCGCTTGGCGGGTAGTGGAGTGGTTTATGACATTGCCAGACCCTACCAACGCACAGGCGGGTCTAGTGAGTGTAGTCACGGGGGCCATGACAGGTGCATTTGCGGTGTGGATGGGGCATGAGAAATGAAATATAATTCTGAGAACTTTGTAAACAAACTTATAGCACACGAAGGTCTGCGCCTTCAAGTGTACAAAGATACGCTTGGTATTGATACGATTGGTATTGGACGCAACCTAGAGGACCGTGGTATCACAAAGGAAGAACTGGACTGGATGGACATTCCTAATATGGACGCTATCTACGAGTACGGTATTACTGAAGCTGATGCTATGTACCTTGCAAAGAATGACGTACAGATAGTCGAGGAAGAACTTGTTCGTGCGCACCCTTGTGTTGACAAGCTAGACGCTGTACGTCAGCTAGTATTGATGGATATGGCATTTAATATGGGCGTACCTCGCTTGCGAAAATTTCAAAAAATGTGGAATGCTGTTCACGAAGGAAAGTTTGACATAGCGGCAAAAGAAATGCTTGACAGCAGGTGGGCAGTTCAGGTAAAATCACGTAGTACAAAATTAGCCCACGCAATGCATCATGGTGAGTTTTAATGGCTAGACAGCTAACCGAAAAACAACAGAAGTTTCTTAACGTGCTTTTCGATGAAGCAGGTGGTGATATGGTTGTAGCAAAAAAGATGGCGGGATATGCTGACACTTCTAGTACTGCAGAAATTGTTAAGGGTATTAAAGACGAGTAATGCGCCGAAGGCGGCGATGGCGATGACAGGTGCGTTATATGACCCAACTGAACTTGGTATTCGTGACAAGATGGTTGCTGCCAAAGAACTGCTTGACCGTGTAGGTCTGGTAAAAACAGAGAAGATGCAGGTAGAAGCATCTGGTGGTGTTATGCTTATGCCACCTAAAGCTATTGTTGAGGAGGATGACTGATGGCATCAGTAGATAAAGTAGTTAGTGCAGTTTATAAATTGTCTGCACCATTAAGAGAAAAAGCACTAAAGGCTTTGGGTCTTTCTACTAAAGGCGCACCGGGGCGTAAAGGTGATGGAATTATTGTAGGTCGAGATCGTGTACGAGTACAGAAAAAAGTAGATCAACTAGCCGGTGGTGCAAAAGGTATTACTGTTGCTGCTATTTTGCATGAATTACTTGGTATTAAATCTACATCAAAAGCTGCAGACAGGATTCCTACTGTAGCAGATTTTGAAGCGTCTAATACAAAACCAAAAAGACCTGATGGTGAAGGAAGAGCAGTTACAAGAAAGAACGAAAAAGTAACTACCCCAACACCTCCACCAGAAGGAAGTAAAACAAAAAGAAACGCAACAACAACTCGTCCTACACCAAAACCAACACGTAACAATACAAAAAAAGATAAATCTGACGTGACATTTCAGTTTGAGACTATAAATAAAAATAAAGGTGGTTCCGTTACCAAGTCAAATAAAGGCCCACAAGATTTTCGTAAAGGTGGCATGGTTCTTTCAAGCGTAGACAATCGTAAAAATAAAAAATGACTAGAAGCGTAGGTAAGTGGAAGCTACCACAGCCAACAGACATCAAAGAAGAAAACGTATGGGTGCAGATACCTCGCATTGCAAGGACTGTACCTTTTGGTTATAAACTAAATGAGCAAGACCCCGACATTCTTGACCCAATACCAACAGAGTTAGATTTACTAGAGAAGGCACGTAGTCACGTAAATCAATATAGTTATCGTGAAGTAGCTAACTGGCTTAGTACAAATACAGGTAGATACATTTCTCACGTAGGTTTAAGGAAACGGTTACTGAATGAGCGACAGCGTAAGAACAAAGCTAAAAGCCTCCTCAAGTGGGCAGAGTATGCGGAAACGGCAATCGCCAAAGCGAAAGCAATCGAAGAAGCAAGAACTGGCGCAAAAGCAGCAGCCGCAGATTGAAGAAGTTTCATATGAAACATCTGCTATTGAAGAACATGCTAATGTACTGTTTAAGCCAAATCCCGGTCCACAGACAGACTTTCTAGCAGCAGCAGAACGAGAAGTATTATATGGTGGGAGTGCAGGTGGTGGCAAAAGCTACGCCATGCTGTCAGACCCACTACGTTACATGGGGCATCCTGCATTTAGCGGATTGCTTTTACGACACACCACAGAAGAACTAAGAGAACTTGTGTTTAAGTCGCAGGAGTTGTACCCTAAAATCTGGCCGGGTATTAAGTGGTCAGAACGTAAGATGCAGTGGACTGCACCATCTGGCGCAAGGTTGTGGATGTCGTACCTCGACAGAGATGATGATGTCTTGCGTTATCAGGGTCTGGCATTTAGCTGGATAGGGTTTGACGAATTAACTCAGTGGGCCACACCATATGCATGGAATTACATGCGTTCTCGTCTACGGTCCACTGCACCAGACTTGCCTATCTTTATGAGGGCTACAACCAACCCCGGTGGGCGGGGTCATCAGTGGGTCAAAAAAACATTTATTGATCCGGCACCTTATAATAGAGCATTTAATGCGACAGATACAGAAACAGGCGAAGTACTCAAGTACCCAGCAGGACACGCAAAGGCTGGTAAACCTTTATTTAAAAGGCGGTTTATCCCAGCAAGACTATCAGACAATCCTTATTTGGCAGAGTCGGGTGACTACGAAGCAATGCTTTTATCCATGCCAGAACAGCAACGGCGACAGTTACTAGATGGTGACTGGGATATTAAAGAAGGCGCGGCGTTTACAGAATTTAATCGTAGTATTCACGTCGTTGAGCCTTTTGATATCCCTAATAACTGGATTAAGTTTCGTGCTTGTGACTATGGCTATGGTAGTAAATCTGGTGTTGTTTGGTTTGCTGTGGCTCCTGATGAACAACTCATCGTATACAGAGAATTGTACGTCAGTAAAGTTTTAGCAACAGACTTAGCCGATATGATACTGGAGTTAGAGCAAGATGACGGCAGTATTAAATATGGTGTTTTGGATAGCAGTTTGTGGCATAAGCGTGGCGATACTGGTCCTTCTCTTGCGGAGCAAATGATAAGTAGAGGATGCCGTTGGCGACCATCAGACAGAAGTAGAGGAAGTCGTGTAGCCGGTAAGAACGAAATACATAGACGGCTACAGGTAGATGAATTTACTGAGGAACCAAGACTTGTATTCTTTAATAACTGCACAAATATCACATCTCAACTACCAGCCATCCCCTTGGATAAAAAAAATCCAGAGGACATTGACACGCATAGTGAAGACCACTTGTATGACGCTTTAAGATATGGTATAATGTCTAGGCCAAGATTTAGTATATTTGATTTTAACACAGGTCACGGCGCAAGAAATAGTATGCCTGTTGCAGATAGCACCTTTGGGTATTAAGGAACGACTATGAACGAAGATGAAATGATGATCGAAGACGATGCAATTGCATTGGAAGACACAGAAGATTCTGTAACTGTAGATAATGATGTATCAGGTATGATTCCATTTATTATGGAACGCTACCAACGATCTGAAGATTATCGCTATACTGATGAAGAACGGTGGCTACGAGCATATCGTAATTACCGTGGTTTGTATGGGCCGGACGTTCAGTTTACTGAAGCAGAAAAATCTCGCGTATTTATTAAGGTAACTAAAACAAAAACGCTGGCAGCTTATGGGCAGATTGTAGATGTCCTTTTTGCCAATCAGCGTTTTCCTCTATCTGTAGACCCAACAGAACTTCCTGAAGGTGTGGTTGAAGATGTTAGCTTTGATCCACAAGAACCAGAAGAACTGCAAGGAGATACGTCACTATCAAGTCCTTATGGTTTTGCTGGTGATGGTAATGATTTAGAACCCGGCTCTACAGAAAAATCTTTACAGGATAAATTAGGAGTACTACAAAATAAACTAGAGCCTGTACAGGATAAACTTAAAGAAGGTGCAGGTAAAACTCCTACTGCAATTACGTTTAGTCCTGCAATGATTGCAGCTAAAAAGATGCAAAAGAAAATACACGACCAACTAGAAGAGTCGGGAGCATCTAAGCATTTACGTAATGCAGCATTTGAAATGGCTTTGTTTGGCACGGGCGTAATGAAAGGCCCATTTGCTACGGATAAAGAATATCCAAACTGGAATGATGATGGTGAATATGATCCACTGTTTAAAACCGTTCCCCAAGTTGAACATGTATCATGTTGGGATTTTTATCCTGACCCTGATGCGAACAGCATGGATGAAGCGCAGTACGTAATTGAAAGACACAAGATGTCTCGTTCTCAATTGCGAAGTCTTAAAAAGCGACCTTATTTTAGAGATGCTGTAATTGATGAATGTATTGCAATTGGAGAAAACTACACTAAAAAATATTGGGAAGATGATCTTTCTGATTATGCACCAGAGCATGGCATTGATCGTTTTGAAGTTCTTGAATATTGGGGTATGTGTGATGTTGAGATGCTCCTTGACCAAGGAGTAGAAATACCTAAAGAACTACGTGACTTTGATGAGTTGCAAGCAAATATATGGGTATGTAATAATAAACTTATTCGTATGGTGCTTAATCCCTTTAAGCCTAGTAAAATTCCTTATCACGCTTCTCCCTACGAACTAAACCCCTATTCGTTCTTTGGCATTGGCATTGCTGAGAACATGGACGACACACAGACGCTGATGAATGGTTTTATGCGTATGGCTGTAGACAATGCTGTACTATCCGGCAACTTGATTGTAGAAGTAGACGAAACTAATTTGGTGCCGGGTCAAGACCTGTCACTGTATCCGGGCAAAGTATTCCGTCGTCAGGGTGGCGCACCGGGTCAGGCTATTTTTGGTACAAAGTTTCCAAACGTATCACAAGAAAATATGATGTTGTTTGATAAGGCACGTGTACTGGCAGATGAAAGCACCGGCTTCCCATCATTTGCGCATGGACAGACAGGTGTGCAGGGAATAGGCCGTACCGCTTCCGGTATCTCAATGCTTATGGGTGCTGCACAAGGTGGCACTAAAACAGTTATTAAGAATGTAGATGATTATTTGCTGCGTCCATTAGGAGAAGGTTTTTTCCGTTTTAATATGCAGTTTGATTTTGATCCTGAAATCAAAGGTGATCTGGAAGTTAAGGCGCGTGGCACAGAAAGTCTTATGGCTAATGAAGTACGTAGCCAGAGGTTGATGCAGTTTTTGCAGATTGCAAGTAGCCCAGCACTAGCACCTTTTGCTAAGTTCCAGTACGTAATTCGTGAGATTGCAAAGTCTATGGACTTAGACCCTGACAAAGTAACCAACAATATGGATGAAGCCGCACTACAGGCAGAAATTATGAAGGGGTTCCAACAGGAACAGCCGCAACCGGGTCCACAAGGTCCACAGGCAGCAGCTAACCCGTTAGACCCCACAGGTGCAGGTGGCGGCACGATAGGCACTGGACAGGCTCCTGTGCCGGGTGAACAAGGATTTAGTGGAAATGCACAACAACAAGGACCAACTACTCAGCCGACTCAAGCCGTGGGTGGGGAACAACCGCCAGTGGGAAGCGTTCAGTAGTTATATTGATGCGTTGATAGAGCAACAGCACAAGGCTCTAGAACAATCAGACAATAACATCCTCATGCACAGATCACAGGGTGCTATTGCTACATTGCGTAAACTTAAAATGCTTCGGGAAGAGGTAAATAGTGCGTAACTTAGACGAACAAATGAATTTGTTTGAGCGTGTTGATCCGGTAGAAATACCGGACTTGGACACTCCTCCGTTTTCTCCTGAACTTTTGGCAAAGTCGAAAGAGCGCGTAGAAAAAGCACCTCTTGATATTCTTGAGGGTTCTGTCACAGCGCCTGTTGTTGCAGCGGGTGATGCGGTAGATATAGGTGCTATGCTCCCACCGCTTGCTGATGAGCAGATGATGATACCGGGGGCTGTCCAATATAGTGCTATTGAACAATTATTTGAAACGCTATCTAATCAAGGCGTCAGCCGTGAAAGCGCCGTAAAACTTATAAACGAAAATACGCCAATAAATTTAGAAGGCTCTCCTGCAGAGTTTATAGGAGAAATGGCAGGCGTCACAGCGTCAGGAGTAACCAAAGCTGCTACTGGTCTTGCTAAAATTGCATCTAAGTACGGAGATGAAGCAGGTAAATATCTAAGTGAAATTGGGGATGAACTTGGCGACATGTTCCGTGCAGCTACCCCCGGTGGCGATGACTTTGATGGAATGGCTCCTGCAACGGTTAGCACAGGCACTACCATAAAAACCAGCACGGACTTTGAACGCCCTAGTGTATTTAGAATTTTTGGCGGGACACAGGGACGCACGGCCAATACGCGAATTAAAAAAGCAGAAGAAGCGGAAAAGGTAGACTCTGACCCGGAGTATGTATTTAAGGAGTCTAGTGTTTTCCGTGGCGAAGATAAAAAAATTCGTTACGAAATAGCTACAAAAGATGTAGAACTTCTGCCCTATTTTAAGAAGCAGGGTAAAGTAGACGATCATCCTATAATTAAAGACGACAAGGGCAATGTGGTACAAGAGCAAATGTATCAGGTTTTTGAAGACCCGTCTATGAAAAGAAAAATTGTTCTTGCAGATATTATTAAGTTTGATGAACTGTTTAAAGAATACCCCCACCTTAAAGGTATACCGGTTCGTCGCTTAGGCAATGAGGCTACAGAAGACGGCACACGTGCTTTGTACGATCCTTTTGATCGTGTTATCTACACGGCAGACGCAGAAGAAGAAGAGTTTATATCTAGTCTTTTGCACGAAATACAACACGCCGTAGATCATTTTGAGGGTCGTCAGTACGGTGCAAGTCCTACAATGTTTAAGACAGATGCGATGCGGGAAGCAACCTCTAAGTTAGATCAATTAGGGGGTGAGCGAAACAACTTTTTTCATTTCATAACAAATAAAGAGACATCTGAAAACTTTGAAAAGTACACTCCAGATGAATTAGATACGCTGCGATCTAATGAGTTTCAGTTACTCATGTCGTCGGTATATTCTGATAGATATATAAATGATGAAGCATTTGACCACTTCAGAAAAGAATTTGATCCTATCATTGCAAAATTTGCAGATTGGGAAAAAAGAGATTTTCAAAAGTTAGTACAGCTACGTAACGAATACGACATACTAGAAAAACAAGCCAACATTGACGAGAAAGAAGCGTTTCGTAAATACCGTAGCGCAGGTGGCGAAGTAGACGCACGTAACGTACAGATACGTAGATCAAAACCAGAGACACAGTTGAATGTGCTGCCAAGTGAAACGGCAGACATGCCTAAAGACTTAGACTTAGTAGATAAGTTTGGTAAGCCTGTTAGCTTACCGGAAAAGTCTCCGCTTCGTGTATTGTTTGACGAAACCGTAGACACAATGACTGCTGCGGGTGTTACTGCGGACGACGTAGCGGCATGGCGTAAGACAAACGAGACAAGTGAAGAGTTTCGCAAAAGTCTTAAAGGTAGAAGCGAAACACTAAAAGCCCTAGCTGCGGGAGTTAGAGACGGCGTTGTAACGAGAGCGGAATACCGGGAAGCAGCAGACGCAATTCGTCCTATCCGCAATGTGCAAGACGTTCCTCGCCCCGCTACGGCAAAAGAAATTGTTTCGGCTCTGGGGGGCAGAGAAGGTGGAAGGGGCATTTTGGGCCTCAACAGAAACATTCCTGATGGCGCAGAGATTGATGCGCGGCTGGATATCAATGCCTACACAAACTTTGACGTGTGGATTCCGACGCTTAAACATGAAGGTAAAACACTATACTCGCCCAGCGTTTCTCTTAAAGATGTAACATTTATTCAGCCGGATAGTCCTCCTGTTGGCAAGGCACTAAAAGTTGCAACCGGTGCAGAGAAAGCACCATTTGCTGTAATGAAGGGCAAGTACAATCAAATGTCTGATGATGCCGCATTTGAATATGCGCAGCAGATATTTGACAGTGATGAGTGGATACAAGTAGGATATGACCCAACTCGTCGCGGATATTTTTATAATCGTGCAGACGGCGCACCTGTACTGTCAGCGGAAGAAGTAGTACAGATTGGCCATCTAGTATTGGCAAAGAAAGCCCAGAAGGGTAATCCAGAAGATTTTGCATTTAACAAAGGTGGAGTAGTACCTATGAAAGAACAAATGGAAATGTTTGAAGACGGTGGTCTTATGGATGAAGGCGGTACAGTAGACCCTGTGTCTGGCAACGATGTGCCACCCGGCTCCACACAAGAAGAAGTGCGTGATGACATTCCTGCACAGCTTAGTGAAGGAGAGTTTGTATTCCCCGCTGATGTAGTGCGTTACATTGGTCTAGGCAACTTGATGCGTATGCGTCAAGAAGCTAAACTAGGTTTGCGTCTTATGGATGAGATGGGCCAGATGGGCAATAGCGATGAAGCTAGTATGCCGGATGACATGCCTTTTGATATTAATGATCTTGACATGGAAGATGAACCAGAGTATAATGTAGGTGGTTTCGTTCCCGGCACAGCACAGCAACAACAATTTGGTATTACTGGATTTCAACAGGCACCAGTACAAACAATGGGTGCAGCAACACAACCTGTGCAAGCTGCATCTCAACAGTTTGTACCGCAACCAATAACACGACCAGCCCAAGCATACGTACCTGTACAACAAGTACCAACACCTTTGCCTACATTTGGTGAAATTACTGGACCGGGTGTTCCTGAAGTAGATTATGAGTTTGCTACATTCCGTAATGAAGCTGGTCAAGAAATACAGTTGAAGATTAAAAAGGGTAGTCAGGGTGAATTGCTTCCGGGTGAAGTATTACCAGACGGATATAGCTGGGTTGATCCGACTGCAACAGAAACAGAAGAAGTAACAACTACGCCTACTACCGTACAGACAGAACAGGTTCTTTCACAAGAAGACCTTAGAGATAGAGATGATGCAGATGCTGCTAGGCGACAAGCAGACATAGACAGGTATGGTACGGCTGATAATAAAATTGGTTTAATGGATTTTTATGGGCCGGGTAAAGACCTTATTTATGGCGTAAATTACGTAGACGGTTTTGGCATGGGCCTGATGGGCGTAGGTCAAGTTCTAAAAGGCACCGTTGGTGGTGGCAAGTTTCCTGACGGTGCTATGATTATGCTTAAAAATGGTGACGATGAAATTCTTCTTACTGGTGAACAATATACAAGATTCCGTAATGTGGTAAGAGCTGAAGGCACTGATTATTCTGACATATTAGACCTTATGGAAGAAGGTCGTATTGAAAGTGCAAAAGCAAAAGCAGCAAAAGTTAAAAAAGAAGAAAAACGTCAATCTGTTGCAAACATTATTTCAGGTACAGAAGATGATGATGGAGGTTACAAAGGAACAGGAGAGTCTTATGACATATCACAGAAAGGTGCAGGGCTTGAATCTAGTCTAAAAGGTTCTTCAACACCGGGTGGAACGGGTGGTAAAGTACGAGAGGATACAGCAGGTAGTGGCGTAGGTCGTCAAGATTATTCAGGTGGTTTTAGAGAAGATAGTGATGATGACAACCAAACTAGCGGCGGCACACCATCACAAGACTTTTCAGCATCGTCTTCTAGCAATGATTCAAATCCGTTTAGTGGATATAGCATGTACCGTGCGAAAGGTGGTTTAGCCTCTAAACCAAAATCCAAAGCCAAAAAGATGAAGCGTGGTGGATTAGCTTCTAAAAAATAATCCACATATGTTGGCTACCTAATCCCCCACCCCGACAGTGGCTACGGTTGGCCCCGACAATGGAGAAGTAAAATGGCAGAAGCCGAAATCATGGCTGAAGAAATGCAGTCACCTAAGAAAGTAGCGTTTGCAAATCGTAAATACACTAACGAAGAAAAACGCCAGATGGAAGAAGAAGAACTTGAGCAGATGCTCAAAGAACAAAAGGGTGAAGTAGAAGAAACTACTGAAGCCGAAGAAGAACCTGCAGGTGCAGAAGAGAAAACATTTAAGAAGCGTTACTCTGACCTGCGTAGGCATCAACAAAAACAAGCAGAAGAATTTAAGACAGAACTTGCAGAACTAAGATCACAGCTTTCTGCTGCTACACAAAAAGAAATGAAGCTGCCTAAGTCAGATGAAGACATTGAGCAGTGGGCAGCAGACTACCCTGATGTAGCAGCTATCGTTGAAACAATTGCAATGAAAAAGGCACGTGAGCAGTCTAGCGCACTTGAAGAGCGTATGAAAGTGATTGATGAGATGCAAGTATCTGCAACTAAAGAGAAAGCAGAAGCGGCATTGATGCAGATGCACCCTGACTTTGATGAGATTAGGGATAGCGACAGTTTTCACGAGTGGGCAGAAGAACAGCCTAAGTGGGTGCAGGATGCGCTTTATGAAAACGACAACGACGCACGTTCTGCTGCTAGGGCGATTGACCTCTACAAAGCTGATATGGGTATTAGCAAGAAGAAACCCAAGTCAGACAAAGACGCAGCCAAATCTGTCGCTACAAAAAATAGTCGCAGTAAGCCGCAAGAAAACGAAGCCTCCTCATACTTGAAAGAGTCGGAAGTACAGAAGATGTCACCGCAAGAGTACGAGGCTAAGTCCGACGAAATTATGGAAGCTATCCGTTCTGGAA